TTAGCAATGCTGATGCACAGTGGGGACAGAATGCTGGAGATGTAAGATACTTTGCAGGTATTGGTGCTACCACTTATGCACTTAAAGGTGGTAATGATTACACTGCTGCAAATGGATTCAAGGCAACACTCGGTGCTTTGATTACTTCTTACAATAAGTTCCAAACAAAAGACGAGATCGCTGTTGATTACTTGATTGCTGGTCCTGGTTGTGATACCAGAGCAGAATCACAGGCTAAGATTAACAAGTTAGCAGATCTTGCCGAGAATAGAAAAGATTGCGTTGCTGTTGCTGGTCCTCAACGTGGAGACGTTGTTAACATCACCAACTCTGCAACACAAACATCAAACGTTATTGCCACTCTAGATGGTGCAAATTCATCTTCATATCTAATTCTAGATAGTGGTTATAAGTATATGTTTGATAGGTTCAACAATGAATTCCGATATGTTCCATGTAACGGAGACATTGCTGGACTAATGGTAAGAACTAATAGAGAGTTCTTCCCTTGGTTCTCTCCTGCAGGACAACAACGTGGTGTTCTTAATAACGCTACTAAGTTGGCTTACAATCCTACGCAGGCACAAAGAGATTCACTTTACACCAAGCGGATCAACCCGATTGTATTCCGTCCTGGTATCGGCATTATGCTCTTCGGAGACAAAACTGCCCTTAGTTATGCCTCAGCGTTTGACAGAATTAACGTTAGAAGACTGTTCCTTACAGTCGAGCAGGCACTAGAGAGAGCTGCACAAGCTCAACTCTTTGAGTTCAATGACGAAATTACTCGTGCAAACTTTATCAATATCGTAGAACCATATCTACGTGACGTACAAAGTAAGCGTGGTCTTTATGACTTCCTAGTAATTTGTGACGAGACAAACAACACACCAGATGTCATAGATAATAATGAGTTCCGTGCTGACATCTTCCTCAAGCCCGCTAAATCTATCAACTTCGTTTCACTAACATTTGTTGCTACTCGCACAGGTGTCAGCTTCGAGGAAGTTGCTGGTAGAGTATAATTAAGGAGCAAACGTAAATGGCAACCGCACCAAACCCCCCTGCAGTAAGAAATATCTCTCAGTTTAAAAGTAAACTGAGAGGTGGTGGAGCACGTCCTAATCTGTTTGAAGTAGCAATTCCTAGCTTCCCAGATTATGTCGGTGCAGTCTACAACAATGATGATAAGAGCAATCTACGTTTCTTATGTAAGGCTGCTAATCTTCCTGCATCTAACGTCGCACCAATAGACGTTCCTTTCAGAGGTCGTATTTTAAAAGTTGCTGGAGACAGAACTTTCGATCCTTGGACTATTACAGTTATTAACGACGAAGACTTTAGACTTCGTACTGCTTTTGAAGGATGGATGAATGGTATCTCCAAGTTAGACAATAACACTGGAGCAACCGCACCTACTTCTTACATGCAAGATGCATTTGTGTATCAGTTAGGTAGAGGAGCAACTATTGCATCCGAATCTCCAACTGCTGATATAACTGGTCCAGGCCCTACAGAAGCAGCAAATGTGTTGAGAGCATACAAGTTCTTTGATATCTTCCCAACTAACATTTCTGAGATAGCATTATCTTATGAAACAGGTGATACTCTTGAAGAGTTCACAGTTGAATTCCAAGTTCAATTCTTTGAGTCATTTGGATCAGCAGAAGCAGCAGACATAAGGTAATATTTGTGCTATACTAAATACTATGAACGGTATAGTCCATAGTATAGATGGCTAAATTATTTGGATTCTCGATTGAGAATAATGAAGAAACTCCGAAGTCGGTAGTATCACCAGTCCCCGATTCCAAAGAGGACCAAAGTGATTACTATATGACTTCGGGGTTTTTTGGCAACTATGTTGACTTAGAAGGTGTATTTAAGAATGAGTTTCAATTAATACGTAGATACAGAGAGATGGCTTTGCATCCAGAAGTGGATGCTGCAATTGAAGATGTCATACAAGAAGCAATAGTATCTGATACTAATGAAAGTCCTGTAGAGATTGAACTATCAAAATTAAATGCTAGTGATGGTATTAAGAAAAAAATTAGAGAAGAATTTAAATTTGTTAAAGATCTTTTAGATTTTGATAAAAAATCACATGAGATATATCGTAACTGGTATGTAGATGGTAGATTATATTATCATAAAGTTATCGATCTAAAGAAACCTGAAGATGGTATTCAAGAGTTGCGTTACATTGACGCAATGAAAATGCGTTTTGTTCGTCATGCTGTTAAAGATAAAGCAGGTGAAGCAGGTAGAATAGCTGCTATCCAGAGTCAAAAAGAAGTTAATAGTATTCATAGTGCATTTCCAGATATAGAAGAATATTTTATTTACAGTACTAAGAACACTGTAGGTGGTGCTCTAAACCCATCTAGTGACCTTACAGACACTAAAGGTGTCCGTTTCTCGAAAGACTCTATTGCATATTGTACTTCAGGATTGGTAGATAGAAACAAAGGTTCTGTTCTTTCATACCTTCATAAGGCAATCAAATCACTTAATCAACTTAGAATGATTGAGGATAGTCTTGTAATCTATCGCTTATCTCGTGCTCCAGAAAGAAGAATATTCTACATTGATGTAGGTAATCTTCCTAAGATGAAGGCTGAACAATACCTTCGTGATGTGATGATGAGGTATCGTAACAAATTAGTTTACGATGCAAACACTGGAGAAATCCGTGATGACAAGAAGTTCATGTCTATGATGGAAGACTTCTGGTTACCTAGACGTGAAGGTGGAAGAGGAACTGAAATCTCAACACTTCCAGGTGGTCAAAACCTTGGAGAGATTACAGATATTGAATACTTTAAGAAGAAACTTTATAAGTCACTCAATGTTCCTATCTCTAGAATTGAAGGAGATGGTGGATTTAACTTAGGTAGATCTTCTGAAATCTTAAGAGATGAACTTAAGTTTACCAAGTTTGTTGGTAGATTGCGTAAGAGATTTTCTAATCTATTCTTAGATATTTTAAGAACTCAATGTCTTCTTAAAAATGTTTGCACTCCTGAGGATTGGGAGTCAATGTCTGAGAATATTCAGTTTGACTTTAATTATGATAATCATTTCTCAGAACTTAAAGATGCTGAATTACAAAGAGAAAGATTCTCTCTTGCTATGGAAGCAGAACCTTATATTGGTAAGTACTATTCTCAAGACTATATTAGGAGACAAATTCTTCGCCAGTCTGATGAGGACATCTTAGAACAAGATGAACTTATTGAAAAGGAAATTGCAGAAGGAATAATTCAAGATCCTGCAGAAATAGCAATGACAGTTGATGGATTTAATGGTATGTCTCCAGGTGTAGGAGAGCAAGCAGCTGGTGGAAGTGGTGGTGATTTAGGTGCTCCAGTTATGGAACCAAACCTTGAAGGATCGAAAGACGCAGGTATGACTAAATTACCTAAGGGCGGAGAGATATAAATAACCTATAGGAAATGTTATGACCATTAGTATGGACGATTTAATGGATGCTATTGTGGCAAATGATTCACCTTCACAGGTGAGTGATGCTATTAAGGATCTACTATATGCAAAGACGGCAGATAAAGTTGATGCTTTAAAGCCTGAAGTTGCAGATAGTCTCTTTGGAGATCAAGTTCCTGAAATAGAAGATGAGATTGAAGTAGAAGACGAACCAGTTGCAGACGCAACAGAACCAGAAACAACTGAGGAAGAAGAGTAATGGCTGCACATCAACCAGTCGGAAATAGTACATCTTTTGCAACAGGCACTACCAGTGCTCAATCAATTCAATTTGATCAAAAGAGTGATACTTTGAGAGTAGTAGCTTTAACACAAGGTGCTCATGTTGGATACGGTTCAACACCAGTAGCAACTGAAGCAAATTATTATGTACCTGCGGGAGGAACTGCTTTAATTAACTTAGGGCAACCAAGTTCTCAAAGGTGTGTTAATGTTATCAAGAGTCCTGCAGCAAGTGGAGTCACTACCATATTCTTCCCACAAGGAGTAATTGGTTGTCCATTTGAAGTTGGAGATACTGTTTCACTTTCAAGCAACAAGTCTGGTTGGTCGTTTGAGCATCATCCAATTCAATCAATAAACTTCCCATCATTCAGTAATTCTACTGGTGATAATGCACAAAGTGTATCAGTGGTTGTTGATTACTCATCCAATGGTTTTAGTGGTAACTGGGTCAATTCTGATTCAGGTGGTGGTGATGATGGTACTTTGAGAAAATCCTTTAAGGTTGCTGCTAGAACTGATAGCAGTACTGGCACATTATATGCACAACAAGTTCAAATAAGCGGTGACGCATAATGAAACTCATTACGGAAGAAATTGAACAGGTAGAATTTCTAGTCGAAAATAAGAACGGCAAGAAGTCTATGTATATTGAGGGTGTTTTCTTACAAGGAAACATTACTAATCGTAATGGTAGGATGTATCCTATGGAAACTCTTCGGAAAGAAGTAGGACGTTACAACGAAAATCACATTCAATCAGGACGTGCTCTTGGTGAACTTGGACATCCAGAGGGACCAACCGTGAATCTCGATAGAGTTTCACATAAGATTGTTTCTCTTAAAGAGAGTGGTGCTAACTTTATTGGTAAGGCTAAGATTCTTGGTACACCAATGGGTAAGATTGCTGCTAACTTAGTAGATGAGGGAGTAAAACTCGGTGTTTCTTCTAGAGGAATTGGTTCTCTAAAAGCAACACGTGAGGGTATTAATGTCGTAGGAGACGACTTTATGTTGGCAACTGCTGCTGACATTGTTGCCGATCCTTCTGCTCCAGATGCCTTTGTTGAAGGGATTATGGAAGGAAAAGATTGGGTATGGGATGGTGGCATTCTTCGTGAAAGAATGGCTCGTAAAACATACAAGACCATCAACACTTTAGTTGATCAGAAAAAACTTGATGAGAACAAGTTGAATCTGTTTAATGATTTCTTATCAAATCTCTAACTTTAATAAATAAATTTAGATTACAAAAGGTAATTCGAGGAAACTTCAATGGCGAGTAGCAAACTACAAGAAATGGAAAAGGTATCAGAAGCTAATGCCGTAACAGCAAATGCTAATCCTGGTGATAAGGCTATGCCTAAACTCACTACTGGCGGTACTGCCGTTAGTTGGGAAGATTTAGGTGGACCAACTCCACAAAATTCTAAACCAGATGACGATAGCAATAAGATTGCTACACCTGGTGGAACCATTAAGCAAGTTTCTGATGTGGTTACCAATCGTAAAGGTAAAACAGGAGCAATGGGACAATCATCTAAAGCAGAAGAAGTCGAGATCGATCAGGAAATCGTTTCTGAAGAAACTCCTGTTGAAGAAGAAGAAGTTTTAGAGACATATGACATGGAAGATGATGTCAATGCTCTATTAGGTGGCGAAGAACTTTCTGAAGAATTCAGAGAGAAAGCAAAAACAATCTTTGAAGCTGCCATTAACTCAAAAGTTTCTGAAATCAAGGCAAGACTTGATGAAGAAAAGACTGCTGCAATTGAAGAAGCAGTAGCAGAGCACAAAGCTGAGCTCACCGAACGTACTGATTCATACCTTGAGTACGTTGCTGCAGAGTGGTTGAAGGAAAATCAACTCGCAGTTGAGCACGGACTTAAGACAGAAATGACTGAATCATTCTTGTCTGGTATGAAGAGTCTTTTTGAAGATCATTATGTAACTATCCCTGAAGAAAAATATGATGTTGTCTCTACTATGGTAGAGAAGTTAGATGACATGGAGACTAAACTCAACGAGCAAATCGAGAAGAACGTTGCATTAAATAAGAGACTTTCTGAGTCTACTTCTGACGTAATTCTTGGTTCAGTTTCTGAAGGCCTTGCTGCCACACAGAAAGAGAAGCTCGCTACACTTGCTGAAGGTGTTGAGTTTGAAAGTGAAGAATCGTACAAAGAGAAGCTAACCACCCTGAGAGAATCTTATTTCTCTGATAAAAAGGTTGCACCTCAATCATCCGCCGATGTATTAATGGAAGCCACTGACGGAGAACCTGTTGAGCAGGTATCTGGTTCAATGGAATCTTACATGAATATCTTAGGCAAGATGAACAATTGAATTAAACATTAAATCAAACTACACACTTAAAGAAAGATGTTCCAATCAGAGCATCTAGTCGAAAAGTGGAAGCCCCTATTGGACCATGATGGTGGTATCCAAGATTCCCATCGTAAGGCGGTAACCGCAGTTCTACTAGAAAACCAAGAAAAATTCCTCAAAGAGGAGCAAGCATTCAGTCAAGGACATTCCTTGATGGAATCACCAACTAACGCAGGTAATGCTGCTGGAACCCAAGGCGGTTTTAGTTCATCTGCTGCAGCTGGTGGCCCTGTTGCTGGTTTCGACCCAGTATTGATTAGTCTAATCAGACGTTCAATGCCAAACCTAGTCGCTTATGACTTGGCTGGTGTTCAACCAATGTCTGGCCCTACAGGACTAATCTTCGCAATGCGTTCACGTTACACTAACCAAAGTGGAACTGAAGCATTCTACAACGAAGCAAACACTGCTTTCGCAGGTCAGTCTTCCAACGACTTCGGTGGAGATGGATCTGCTGGTATCAACAGTGCATTCTCTGATGTACCTGCTGGTATTGGTACTATCAGTCAGAGTGGTACTAACCCTGCTGTTCTAAACCCTGTTGGTACTGCAACCTCAACCGACTATAACGTTGGTCAGGGTATGGTAACTGGTGATGCCGAGAACTTAGGTAACGGTGCTAACAACCAGTTTGCTGAAATGGCATTCAGCATTGAGAAAGTTACTGTGACTGCTAAGTCCAGAGCACTCAAGGCTGAGTACTCACTTGAGCTTGCTCAAGACCTTAAGGCAATTCACGGCCTTAACGCTGAAGCAGAACTTGCTAACATCCTTTCTACTGAAATCCTTGCTGAAATCAACAGGGAAGTCATTAGAACTATCTACAAGGTTGC